TTATCTCAGCAAGTATCTCAGTTGATAAGATGTTAGCAAGTTCTGCTTCTGCGTTTAAACCGTGGATTGCCTTAAGGTCTTGAGCAAGTTCTAAACTATACTCTGCCTTTAGTGCTCTGGACTTAGCAGTAACGGTAATTTTCTCGATTGAGAATGCCATCTGGTTGAAGGCATTATTACCAGTTCCATCGAGTGATTCTGCCTCGTCTGTTCTCATACCCATACCTACTCTGTAGGATGTAGAATCAGCAGATCCTACTGGGTTAAGAACCGCAGGGTTTGTTGCGGAGACAGTTGTGGTTCCCATACCAGCCGCACCATCAACGAATCCTGTTTCTGCGTTGGATGCTTTATCACGACCAGAGAATGCAGAGTCAACTTCGTTGTAGAATGTCTCTGTTCCTGTTTGTGTGCTGTAACGAGATCTCATCGCGAAGATTAGACCTGTTGGGCCGCTCATTGGTTGCACACCAGCAAGGTCATAAGCGACCAAGTTTGGCATGGAACGACGGATCAAACTGATTAATACGGGGTCAAAACCAGCAACTGGAGTTGATGCACCAGCACTAAAACCGGGTGTTGAACCTGTGTTAGTATTAACGTTTGGTTGCTCCATCAAGTTGATACCTGATGAAAATGCTTGCTCCTCTCTGAGGAACTTTTCTTGGTTTTCTAGCAAGACAGCGGTAACTGCTTTACGATGGGGATCTTTGATTTCGTCAAGGCCCTCATAGTTAAGAAGTGGCTTCCACTTTTCCTGCAATGATTCAGATTGAAACATTTTCGGATTTACCTTTTAAAGTTTACGTTTGATTTAATTTTAAAATCAGTTATTTGCTAAATGCTGAAAGTGTTTTTAGGTATGCGGACATAGAACCCTGAGTTGCTTCAGGTGAACTGTCTACTCCCTCTGATAGAGTTTCAGTTTTAGCGGATGAAGGTGTAGATTTTGATGAGAAATAAGATTCTCTCAAGACCTCTAGCTTCTCACGATATTCGGATTCACTTTCAAACTCTACACTTTCGGCAAGTGAAGCGAGCTTCTCTTTCTGAGTGGATGCAAGTCCTTCAGAAACCTCATCAAGAATACCATCGGCAACCGACTCTGCGAGACGTTTGTTTAATCCAATATTCTTCTCAATTTGCTCATTGAGTTTAGTTTCCATGTCATCAAGTTTTTCTACCATGCTCTCAAGCACATCGTATTTGTCTTCAGGGATTGTTACATAATGTTCTTCAAAAAGACCTTTCATTCCAGTAAGGAATGATTCTGTTAGTTCTTCTTTGAGTCCTGTCTCTACTGCTAACTGGTTTTCAGTAAACCATTCGTCAGCGACATACTCAAGATATGAGTCCACTCTCTCACTGAGAGCGTCTTTTGCTTCGATAATCTCTTGTCCGAGTTTCTCCTCGTATTGCTGCTCTAAAAGTGCTCTTACTTCAGCAACTTTTGATTTTAGTGCAGTTTCAAAGATTGTCTTTGCTTTTGCTTTGAAATCTTCAGAGAGATCCTCTCCTCCAAGTAAAGCATTAACATCGTCATCGATGTCATAAGTTTCAATTTGCTCTTCGGTTACTTGCTCCTCTTCGGCAACAACATCTTCCTCGGTAGCAGCTTCATCTTCAGCAACAACTTCTTGTTGATCTTCGAGTTCCACTTCTTCCTCCTCTTTGTAACCTTGTCCACCGGATTTCATTGGGTCTGCACCCTTCGCACCTTTATTAACTACATCCTTAACTTGCTTAAGGGAACCACCTGGCTCTTTAATTTTTGCTGAGTCATCATCTGGTTTATAGTTCTCTGGAGTTGGGCCTCCGAGATCTTCATATGATGCAGGTGTGCCACCTGTTGTAAGTTTAGGCATTGGATCGCCTGGCTTGGCGTTAGCATTAACAGCGGATTTAGATTGCTGTGTCTTTACTTCCATTTCTTGTAATTTTTTGCCACGAGACATTTTAACTACTCCGATGAGTTCTATTTGAAACTATTTTTATTTAGAAAAGTTATAAATTAGACAGAAAATCGTTAAATAGATTTAATTTCTGCTCATCTAATCTTTTCTGATCTGTAAGTGTGTTGATTTGTTTGTATGTTTTTTCAGCATACTTCTCACGAAGAATACCTCCATCCCATACCCACTCTTTTCCTTCCATGATGCCCTCAACAAAAGCATCAGGTGCAGATGGATCTGCAACGATATCTGCAGCAGTCGCTAACATAAAGTCATCTCCTACTACATTTATACCCTCTCTTGTCATTTTAAGTGATCCAACTCCACGAGATGAAACTCCGAGTTTGACTCCTTCTTCGACGAGAGAAGACGCTATTTTACCCATAGGTGTTGATAACAATTTTGCTTTTCCTACAAAATTAGAACCATTCTCTCTAAGTGATACGATTTTATGGGAAACCCTATCGAGATTTACTGTGGGGCCTTCTGGATGACCAAGTTCACCAAGTGCTCTTCCAGATTGTATATGATTCTCATTATAACGAGAAACCTCTTTACGAAGAGTCTCCATAGGATACATTCTACCGTTTCGGTTTTTGATGTTTCCTTGTAAGAATACACCCTCGATATACATTGATTTCTTGCCGTTCTTTTGTTCGACAAGAAATTCTACAGTTTCGATTTCTTCTCTAATCAGTTTCATTACGCACTACCTGTAGTTTGAACTTGTTGAAAATGTAATACACCGGTTCCTTCACCAGTTGCTGCAATGCAAGATATTTTATGTGATCTTGATACAGTTGCATGTGATGCGGAATTGAATGCGGTGATTATACCAGATGTGTTTGCTGATACAGTGATGTTACTTCTGGAAAGACCACTTCCATCAAAAGTTGGAATGTGTTGTTGCACTGCAGTTACTTCTACATGATTTAATATAGTCGTGTAGTTAGCATCATTTGCAGTATCTAAAGTAACAAATTCACCGACATGGAATGGCATCGCTGTTCCTTCAGGTGCTTCAAGAATTGTTGTTGCACCAGTTGTAATTCCAACGACTCTTTGAGAACCTTTAGTCTGTGCAAGACTCTCTCCGACTCCACCCGCATGAACATAAAAATCAGATGTGGTCGCAGCTGGGAATGCAGTAGAATCTATTTTTACGTGAGCACCCGCACCTTTCGCAACTATCTTAACAACATTAGACTGAACCGTAAATGCGGCTGACGTTTGTGCTGTTGAGACAATCGGAAGTGATGAACCATTTCCTACCGTTCTTAATGCCATTGATATACTCTGATAATCATTTTATTTATTTATAGGTTACTCTTCGTCACCTATTTCCGTATCTGCTTCAGCCTCTACTTCTGTTTCAGTCTCTGCTTCAACTTCATCTTCTATTTCGTCTTCGATTTCACCATCGTCAAAAATAGATGATGAAACTTCGGGTCGAAAGGCATCAATGCGCTCAGCTGATTTGGCGAACAAAGCATCTTTAATCGTGTCACTAATCTGTGACGGCGACTCATCAGCGATGATCATATCCATTAAATCGTCCATATTTAAGAAAATAATACTTTAACCGTTTATATTTATATTTCCCCACCACTAGGGATAGTGGGTGCTTCTGTTGCACCACCTTCAGATTCTAAATCTGGTTCTTGAATAGGTGCACCAAGATCTCCAGTAGATCCAGCTTGATCCATTGGTAATCCTGTTTGTGGATCAACAGGTATACTTGGATCTGGAATTACACCATCCTTTATCTCTTGCTCAATCAATTTATCCTGTTCTATTATATCCTCATCAGTTTGTCTTAGTATCTTACGTCTGACATAATCTTGTGAGAAATACTTTCCAATATAAGGTTCTGCAGTTGCTACATTTCCTAATCTCTCATTTAATAACTCAGATTCTTTAAGTTCAGAGAAGTGATTATCATATAAAAAGTCATATTGTATGTGCTCACTCATTGTTTCCCAGTCTTCTGGGGTAATTACGTTCTTTAATATGAGTTGAGTCTTCAACATATCATTGAACATATTTGAGAATCTTTTTCTCAAACGTCCAACAAATTTAGTAAATTTTAATTCGTCTCTTAGTATCTCTGAAGATCGTCCCAAGTTAAATCCTCCCTCGCCATCCATTCTCGACGGCGGGACATTGAGCGACCTATAGAGTTTCTTCTTGAAGTATTCGATGTCCGTGATCTCTCCAAGGTTTTGACCTCCCGGTAGAGTAGAAATCTCAGTTCCACGCCCTCCTTCTCTTCGAGGGAGCCAGAAATCTTCAAGCATTGCCATATACTTCTTGTCATCGCGGATCTCTCCTGTGTTTGCGTCGTAAACTAATTTGTTTCGATATCGCATCATCACATCTCTGAGATATTGTTCTGCTTTGATCTTCGGCAAGTTTCCTACATCAATGTAGAAAATCCTACGCTCTGGAGCGCGGGACAATCTATATATAACCAGACTATCCTCAATCATGCGTAATTGATTAAGGGATTTGATTGCTTTATGAAGATATGAAAGTGTTGTTCCTTTATTTCTGTCAACTAATCCAGATGTGCAATATGTCACTGAATCTCTTGACATCTTAATTCCCTGAGATGCACCCCTTGCTTGTATATTACCAGTAGGATATGCAGCTTTTGGATTGTAAATAAAATATTCCTCTATCTTTGGAAAGGGATAATCAGTCGGATTATCTGATAAAAGATTATTTACTTTAAATTTATCCTCTTTACTTTTCTGTTCTTGTCTTACATAACGCATTTTGATTGCATCTATGTATCTTAATTCTTGAATACCCTCTTCAGGTTTTTTAATATCAATTACCTTATGATAATAGATTCTACCATCAACATACCAATTACGATATATTTCATGTGCTTTTTTATCAAAATCCAATAGATCAAGAATATATTTAAACTCTTCTCTTACTTTCTTTTTGATACCATCACTTGCATTTAGATGATCTAAATCTATTTCAACTGGTTGATCATTTGTATCAGAGACTATCGCTTCATTAACAATATCTTCAATTGCACTATCCACTTCGGGATGTAAGCACATTTCACGATATCTTCTTATTAAGTCAAATTCAGTTTTAAATACACCTTCAATGTCAACATAAGAACCAAAAAAACCACTACTCATGAAGTAGTCTGATTCATCTTCCCTATTTGCGGGAACTGGTGATACTACATTCGGAGATAGTGGTTCTGTGTCCTCGATTGAGAACCCAAATAACTTAGACATGATTTATTACTTTTTATCTATTTAGTTAACCGTCAGTGCCCCCTGCGTCAACAAACTGGAATGACTGAACTGCAAAGTCAACTACGAACTCCTCTATTGTATCAGAAGAATCGTAAGATAGGTCAATTGATGATACACTTGTTGGAAATATGTCGATAAACTCATATTCTCTTAAAACTGTATTTCTCTCACCAGCGTTATTTTGTGAACTTGGGACAGATCCTCTACCTAACTGGAATACTTTTGCATTGACCATATAAGCACTTGGATCAGTTGCACCTAAATTATTTTCTAACTTAGCAATTGTGTCAACCCATTCTTCCATTGCTTTTCTGATTCTAAAGTCCTCATCATTTATAATTGTGATACTCCATGGTTCGATGGTTCTATCTCCAGCGACTTTAAAAATACGACCTCTAAATGGTATGTCAATGTTTGCGATTACAGATGCTGGTAACTGCGCTGCTTTACACATATACCTAAAGTTATCTGCAGGCCATGCTATGCCGGGAGGCAGGGTTGCCATCTCTACCTCAAACAGATTAGGTCTCGCACCACCACCAATAAGTTGAGATTTAAATTGAGAAATGGTTTTGTTTTCTCTAGTTGTTGCCATAGTTGTTAATCTCCTTTAGTTATTTATTGAATTAAACTCGACCTGCGACTTCTTCAAAACTAACTCCGGTTCTAGTGGCAACGAATGTTAGAGTGATGAAGTTGATTGATCTTGCTGGTTTCAGGAAGATATCAGCCCTGAACTCATTGTTATCAATAACATCAGGAGTGTTGTTGGATGTGTCGCATATAACTAAGAATCCTGATATTCCTCGTTTTGCTTCGACATCTCTTAAGAATGGTTCAACAATGTTTCGGAAGTTTGCTCTTGTAAGTTCATCATTTAACTCAAAGAGTTGTGCTTCAGCAGCACTTTCAAGTGCTTGCTCCACAGTTAAGAATAAACGGCGAACGTTAATTCTATCAAACGCTGATGCGAATGATAATCCAGTTTTGTCACCAAATAATAATGTTCCAATTCCCGGTTTAGTTATATAAGAGTTAACTCTTTGTGGATAAAGTAAATCTCTTTGTGCTTTTGTTGGATTATATGCTAATTTAATAGCGTTATTCAACACACCTCTTTGTTCACCAGCTGGTGAGAACCATGGGAATGAAGTGATTGCTGTTCTAACCATTAATCCAGCAGTGTCTCCGTTAGCAGGAATGAATCTGAACTCATTATTAAATCTATCAAACATATATTTGTAACCACTATCAAATACACAATATGATGATGATGTTAGTGGACTAAAGTATTGAATGAGATTATCTGTTTGTGTTGTTGTATTTGCAATATTAACAAGGTCATCTCTATGTGGCCCTACAGTTGCAATACAATCTTTTCTTGCGTTTGCAATTGATATCACATGATTTGCTTTTGCTTGAGATAAATCTCTTGAACCAAGACCTGGCCCCATGATTAAGAAATCAACTGCTTGTTCATCTTTATTTGATAAAGTATCATATGCAGTTTTTAAATCAGAAAGTGTAGCAGTAAATCCACCATTTGCTCCCGGAGCTGGGATTGCACCAGATACACTGGTGTAATCTGTTCCTCCTCCAAGATTGTAAGTTATATTTCCTAGTGCAGCAAAAGTATTATTTTGTGCATTTTGACTCCATAAACCTTGTGCAGTTGTGTTCGCAACAAATCCTGTTGAGAATCCAGTTGCCCTTGGTTCTTGGAATGAACCATCTACGGTTTTATGGAATGTATCCTGTGATTGTGATGGATTAAATCCGGCATACAGATTTTCTGATCTATCTGCAAGATACTGTTTGTAGTAAATCTTTTCTGGAGAATTTACATTAGATATCGCATCATGCGCTTTTGATAGATGTAGATGTTTTTCAAGAATATTTCCTTGAATGCCACTAATTGTTCCAGCATCATCAACCACTGCAACGTGAATACCATCATTCTTTCCATTTCTATCAATGGTATATTTGTTTGATGTTGGTCTTGGTGCAAGTGTTTTCCAGAATACAGTAGAGTTCTCTAAACCAAGTGTTTGTTGATCATACCAATCAACTGCAGTTACAATTTCAGCACTTACTGCTGTATTTGCTGCATTTGGAGCACCAGTGTTAATACCTGAACTATTCACGAAGAACACAGTCGTTGCTGCAATACCTGCACCAGCACCCTCAGTCACTGTCTTAAATGAGTTAGTTAATGAGTTTTGTGCATAATCAATTTTAAATTCTGTTCCAGCACTTGATACTCTTGCAGTGATTTTAACATCAATCTTTGAATCACCATTTGTTGCATCAGTTCTAACACCTGTAATGATTCCCTTCAGATGTCCTGTAAATGTTGATGTTGAACCAGCTCCCGGTAATACAACGCTTGTCAATGCTGCTGTGACACCAGCACCAATTGTTGCACCATAGTCTTCCAAACTGGTTGTGTTAATACCAATTATCTGATCTGCTAAGTCATCTATTTGACAAACTTTAAGTCCGTTTGCATAAGATCCCGGAGTTTTAGCAGCGTAGTAAAAACTTGTATCATCTACGTGATTCTGTTGGTAATCATCGTAACTTTCAATTTTTAAACCACCCGATCCACCAATGACAGTTGTAGATGCAATACCAACACCAGCGTTTGCGTTTCCTAAATCGTCATCATCTGCTCTGACTACTTTTAATACACCACCATATGATAGGAATGATGCAGCACTCATCCAATATTCATACTGCCTATCAGTTGAAAGTGGTTTACCAAAATTTTTGATTAACTCCTCT